CGAAGCAACTGGCGGTGGCGGTGAAAAGAAATCTTATGCAGATGATCGAATCTGGAAACCAACAGTCGATCAAGCTGGTAACGGTTACGCTATTCTACGATTCCTTCCTGCCCGTGAAGGAGCCGAACTACCTTGGGCAAGATACTGGGACCACGGTTTTAAAGGACCAACTGGTCAATGGTATATCGAAAAATCTCTCACATCAATCGGTCAGAACGATCCAGTCGGTGAACTCAATTCTAGACTATGGAATACTGGTATCGAAGAAGACAAAGAGGCTGCACGTCGGCAGAAGCGTCGGTTGCATTATGTAACTAACGTCTATGTTGTATCTGATCCTGCTAATCCTGAACGTGAAGGCAAAGTCTTCTTGTATCAGTTCGGCAAGAAAATCCATGATAAGATTATGGATATGATGCAACCAGAATTTGCTGATGAAGATGCAATCAATCCATTTGATATGTGGGAAGGTGCGGACTTTAAATTAAAGATCCGTAACGTTGAAGGCTATCGTAACTATGATAAGTCTGAGTTCGCAAAACAAAAACCTCTTTTAGATGGTGATGATGCGCAACTCGAAACGGTTTATGATCAGATGTATGATCTATCTGAATGGACAGATCCTGCAAATTATAAAACGTATGATGAATTGAAGACTAAGTTGTCTTCTATTCTAGGTGAAGTCGCTGGTATGGGTGCTGCTACTATGGCACAAACTGCCCAGATGAATGAACCAGTTGAAGCACCTGCTCCTCAACGAATGGAACCAGTCACGGCTGAGAATGTTAAAGTCGAAGATGACGATGACACTCTAAGCTATTTTGCTAAATTAGCTGAGGCTGATTAAGTTAGCTGTGCAACTCGAAGCTATCGGTCTGAGGACCGGTAGCTACCACACTTGAAGAAGTGTTTTGACTTTGATCAACAGAGTTTTGACTTTGATCAATGTTTATTTGCAGAGGTTTATTTAATCTAAAGCTATCTGCGGCTAATGCATCTAATGCATTTTCTTCAAATCCCTGTCGTATTCTTACAGGACCTCTACCATTACCACTATTTCTCACAAGTTCACTAAAACCACTACCAGATCTAAATGCTGGTATTGTATCTAGATTTGTCGGTAACTCAAAAGTATTTCCGTAACGATCAATAATGTCATTAGGATTTACACCTACTCTAAGCGCGGCTCTTAAGTTCTCAATGTTCCTAATGGCAGCTTCGTAATTAACTTCTGGATTAGATAAACCTTTCACTGTTTTGGCATTGAATGGTAACCAACTAGCGTCAAATGTACCACCGTCAACTGCGGTTTCAATTACCTTTATCGAATCAGCTAGATCTAATGCAAACGCTTTCATATTAATGGTTCGACCGTCAAACTTTAGCTTGCCTAGTTTATCAATTGATGTAGTAAGACTATCAACTGCTACGGCTCCGCGGTGTAAATCATCAGCGTTTTCTGCAACTCTCATTATTTGATCAAAAGCATTATCTTGTTTAGTAAAGAATGACAGGATTGCTTCTGCTGCATTTGTTAGCCCGGTTATAAAGGTAGCGCTTGCAAATGCAACTAAGCCGGCTGAGATAGTTCCCATTGCAGCTGCAAATTTAAAGGCTTTACCTTCATTGGCCATGTCTACAATAGAAAGAACATTTCTAACGTTTTTCTTTAATTCTTCTGTCCAGTTTTGTCGACCTTTTCCATCAGCAGCCCAATCTGCTATAAAATCAGAAATCGCGGCAGCCCCTGTGCCGATTCCGAATGCAGCAAGCCCGCCTCCCAGTCCCAACATTGCGGCATCAAACTTTAGAACATCAACACCAAGTCCCGGAAGATTAGCAATACTAAGTAGTGTTCTTACGTTATCAAATACTGCTTGGGACCAATCAGTTCCGTCGCCAAACCAATCTCCTAACATATCGGCGCCGCCACTAATAATAGCACCTGAACCAAATAATGCAAGACCTGCACCAAGGCCACCCATAGCTAATGCAAACATAGCGCCATCTCCTACAAAGGCTGCACTACTTCCGCCGAGTTCGTCTTTAATACTTAATAACGTAATAACATTGTTTTTAATATTTTCGGCCCAATCAGTTGTTCCTGACCAGTTCGTAAATGCCTCAGCACCACCGGCGAAAGCTTGACCTATTGCAAAAGCTCCAAGACCTAAACTAAGACCTGCCATAGCTGGAACAAATAATATGCCATCCCATAAGTTTTTAAGGGCGCCAGTCACACCATCAGATATTGATAAAAGATTAAGAACATTCGTTTTAACATTTTCTGACCAACCGGTGGAAGTCTCATATTTATCCATCGTTTTTTTGTCTAGCGTATCTACTCCAACAGAAGCTGCTGCACCTGCAGAGAAAACTAACATTCCTACACCTAAGCCTTTGAGCGCTAATATCGTTGCGCCATCAGAGAATAATGTTTTTATAGTATCCTCTTTATATCTTTCACCGATACTTAATAGAGTTTCTACATTTGTCTTGATCTTTGCACCATCTACAAATTGCATGGCTAAAAGACCAGCAATACCAAGCGTTGCTGCGGCTTTACCAAATCCGCCGAGTCCGCCTAACAGCCCACCAATACCTGCTCCAAAACCTCTGGCCATTCCTCGTGGTCCAGCTGCTCTAGCTCTGCCTGCTCGGGACATTCTGCCTGCTTCTAATTCTTTTTCTCTACGATCACCTGCATTTCCTTGCATACTATCAACAAACGCGCCGAATTTCATACGAAGATCGTCGGTTCCTTCATTGCCATATTCAATAGCAGAAGTTTGTTCTTTTAGCGTCTTATTAATCTCAGCAAGACTAGCCATTATAGGTTCCTTCTTTTGGCCTCTTCAGCCTGTTCTTTTAAATCAGCAGTCAGCAAGGTGATGTAAATCTCCCTCTCCCATGGTAACATTCCTTCTACTTCTGACAAGGAATATTTATGATTTTGTAGTAGCTGATAGTTAGTCTTATAGTAGTTAATCAGATTTTCATGAGAGAGGTTTATGAGAAAAAATCGTTTATGCCTCGCAGTGTATATGTGTTATCTTGATTGCATGATGTACACGTAAATTTAATATCATGCGACAAACTTGGTACGGTATTTACAAACTCCATAATCATGTTAAATTGGTCACTAGTCAACGAATCTAAGAAATCTTCTGTATCTTTTTTTGTTTCGTCTTTAAAAGAAAAGTTTTCTTCTTCAGACTGCAAACTATCTAAACATCCTATTGTTAAATGATATAATGTTTCTGACGAACTTGCATTTTCACTTAAATCAGCTTTAGTCATATGAGAATACATTGGGTATTTTAGCTTTAATGTATACTTATCATTTAATTGTATATTTTGTATTTTATCAGGTACGTCTACGGTTATTTGATCTAACTGAACTTCGTGTTCATTGTCAGCTTCGCATTCAGAGCATTTTACTATTATCTTCGAAGTCTCACCTACAGATTTTGCACGTATTCGTGTAAACATGTATTCTACATCAAATGTAGTCAAGCTTGATAAATCAATATCTTCGTCGATACAAGAAGAAATAGTATCTACAATAGAAGATAATATTTGTTTATTATCTTGTGACTCTAAAGCAATAAGTAATACTTTTTGTTCTTTTACTAAAAATGGTCTATATCTAAATTCTTTCTTTGTTGATGGTACAGTAAGAGTATACCGAGGTACCTCGTTCACTATTGGTAAAGGCATTATACAGATCTCCAATCCTTATATGATAATTGCACATTCAATTCAACCATTCCACCTGGTTCATTGCTAAATTCTATAGCGTTTATAGTTGTGGGAAACGCTTTATCTAAAATACAGGTATATACGACTTGTGAGTCATCTAAAGCTTTAGCTAAGTCATCAAATGCGCTATTGTTAGCTAATACACCTGTATTTAATATCTGTTCTGCTTGCCCTATAAGATTAGTGGGCAAACTAAGTTGTTGTATTCGTACTTCAAAACTATATTCGTCTGGATAGTTTAATTCTTTTGTATTAAAGTTTATTATTTTACCTTGCCAAAATTCAAAGTATTGTTTGATGTCATAATCATTTGGTACGTGAAAAGTTAATGACACGTCATCTGTTGCATATCCATATGCTATTTTATGTTCTTTCATACCAACTATACGTGGGTTTGAAAGAATTTGCCTAAAAGGAAGCTGCGCCGATTTACATAGAACATTTACTCGACGAGTAGTCATACCGAATACTCCATCAACTGATGGTAGGAATACTCGAAACAAAGACGTTCTTGCAAACCCAGTTGTTAACTCACCTTTGAGGTCATCGATACCATATGCCATTAGATCATTTTCCTTGAATCACTATACACAGTAGACTTACCTGATTTTTGAAACTCAGCGGTTGGTAAGAATGTAGCAATCTCCCATTCAGGAGCTGGTACATATGCAAATCTACTTTTTACGTTTGAATTTAGATAATGCTTAAAGCACGGCTTAAAATATTTTAAACTTGCTACACGCTTGAGAGTGCTATATGTCATTTGAAATCTTGTAGTGTCATCATACTTTTTGTTGTTTGTAATTTCCATCATAGCGTCAAGCATTTTTGCACGAAGTACTGGAGGTAAATAGTGAAGATTCAGACCATTGAATCCACCTGGCGCAGGACCTATAACCACAACAAGAGGAAAGCTATCATAATATGGTAGAGTGTCTTTTGTTTTTGGATCGTAGAAAAACATATACATGTTTCCTGCAATACCTTTATTTTTTAACTCTATTGGATCTTCTTTCATAAGTGCACCACGACTTACTCGACCCATTGCTGCAGCTTTTCTTCTGAACCAATTGATAGATTCTTTTGTTCTTGGTGTAACACCTGCTCTAAAAGCTTCGAGCTCTAGTTTTTGAAATATATTTACCATAGCAGTATTTATATGCTATTTTTTCTTTTTCTTTGGCGGAGGTAGCGGCTTTAACTTCTTTATTGGTTTAGGCATAATACCCATGGTTTGTAGAGTTTTCTCTGTCCATATCTGAAACTCCCACTTTCTATCCTTGGCATATGACTGTGCAGCTTCCCACTTATTCATATTCTTGACATATGTAAATGCCTCATTGATATATCGCTTTGTGCGTTTAGATCCTGTAGGTGGTCTTGTTTCTTTATCTGGTTTAATCTCAACCAATAGTATTCTATCTTCAAGTACTATTTTAAGGTCAGGGAAGTAGCGGTGATAACGCTTATCACCATCATAATAATATGGTACAATGACTTCTTCACTGGTCCAAGATTTTACCTTTGGATTCTCATCACACCATTTAAAACAATGTCTTTCCCACATTGATCTAAAAATGATGCTATTATGATCACCACCATACTTCTTTGGGTTTTTTGGTTTGTATTTGCCTGAATATGCCATATAAATAGTCTTAAGTTTTTTAAGTATTTATTGGAAAAAATATGCCTAAATATAGATTCCCATTAGAAGCACAAGACGATTATAAAGGACGTGTGTATTTTACGCAGATCATTGAAATACCGCCAACTATTAATACAAGCGCATTTCAGTCAGCAGAAATATCAAATACCGGAGATGGAGGTGATGATAATTGGTGGTCTTCAGGTTTTTTTGGTAATATAGGAGATGTATTAGGTAGTTCATTTATACCAGGTCAAACATTTAGAGGTGACACTATTGAATTGTATCTTCCGCCTGCTCAAACTATTCAGGATGGTATAGAATTTGATAATTCTTTTTCTTTTGGTATAGCTGGTGAAGCAGCAAGACAAACATTGTCGAGAGGAGAAAGTTCTATATTAGGTGCTTCAGCTTCAGCACTTCTGGGTACAGGCGGTTTAGGGTCAATACTTTCAAATCTGCAAGATCCACAAATT